TTTATCTATATCCATAGCTTTAGCTTTATATATAAGGGTACAACATACCCTTCACAAACCCTTCAGCCTATAAAATAGGACTTCAAAATTTTTTTTGTGTAATATGGGGGTCTATTTTTAGCTTACTTCCAAATTTTGCGTAATAGTCTATTATCTAAATACTAACTTCGTAGTGTTCTTGCAACGATGAATAAACGTAACCCAAATGAAACTTTAAGAATAACATAATATAAAACAATTTCTTACCTAATCAAATAACTATATTACATATAAAATTGACTTTGAAAATAGTATGCTGATGTGGATGTGGCAATAATAGATTAATGCGATATTTGACGGTAATTTTATCTTCAAATGTTAAAAATACGTCATATTTGCTGACAATTTCAACAGATTTCGCAAGATTTAGTTGGAGAAATGCTTAAAAAATGCCGCCATTATTACAAATATATCGTTTGAATTAGTCAGAAGCACAAAAAAAAGACATCATAAATAAATATGACATCTTTAAAAGTGTAAATTCTTACTCCTTTAATTAGCTAAGAAATAGAATTATAAGAAGTATTATTAATATATAAGTCGGTAAATTGTAGTTTTCCAACTTCATCTTATACTCTTTCTAGTTGTATGCTTGTATACCTTCCTTTGTCTAGGTCTTTTAAATATTGCTTATAAATTTTCGTTTGTTCCGCGCCTCGAAAACTTGCCGCTCGTATTGTTTCTTTATAGTGGTATTGGTGGTATGGATTGTGTTTAACTCTTATATTGAAATATAATTTTTGTTTTTGCTCTGTCATAATCTTAATTTTTTAACTCGTTAATATTGTTTTGTATTGATAGCCAAATGATAGCCTGCAACTCATAGCCTTTTAATCCTAGCTTTTGCGCTTTCTTTATTGTAAGGCTTTTTAACTGCTCGTAAGCTAGTCGACCGATTGAAGCGCTGCCGATGCTCTTAAACTGCTTTAGGCAGGCGCGCAAATGCCAAATGTCAACCGTTAGGGCTTGAGGGTCTAGGTGGGCGATATTACGAACAAAATTAAAAGTTTTTCGACTATCTTCCGTTATTACTCGCAAACCTGCCGCAATATTAAACGCTTTGTATTTATTTTTGTGGAATGTACTAACTTTTATTTCTTCGGGCTGCTTTCCATCTCTTACTGCTTGCAATACCTTTATAGTGTCTTTTAAGTTCTGTTTCCACTTATTGCGAGGGCTTAGGGCTGAAACAATAGACGCAACGATTAACGGGCTTGTGTTGTATTTAATAGCGTTATTTATACAAAATTTATTTGCTACCTTATACCAATCTTTGCCGCTTGCTATCTCTTTATTTGTTGCGAGGTTAAAGAAGTAATCGAGATTTTTGGATACTTTTTTTAATTCGTATTTACTTAGTTTTTTCATCTTGGGGCTTGTTATGTATTAATAAGAATTCATTTAGTTGCTCTATCGTTTCGGCTTTGTTTACGCAAGCGTTAAAGATAGTGTAAAACTTTAGCGGTGTTTTTATTGCTTTTGCTTTCGATCGGCTTAGGTCGTCAATATAACCGCCACCGCTTGTGTTGTTTGTTGATTCTCTCATAGTAAAATAATTTTAAAAATTGGTTTTTATAATTGCGTTAATTACAGGAATAATAAAAATAAAAGTGAAAGAAAGTAATAGAACAACATCGCTTAAATTAACTTTTTTTGTTGGTCGCTCTTGGTGTTTCGGATTCGTGTAATATTTCATAGTTTATATTAAATTAGTGAGTAAGTAAGTAGTTTATTATAATTTTTTGATACCTTCAGAGCGCAAATACTAAAATTATTTATTTTCTCTTTCTCTATTGTTGTTAGGTCTTCAAAGTCTTCTAAAATTTGCATATTGTATTGAATTAGGTCGAATAGTTTGTTAAGATGATTACTATTGAAACATTGGTCGTGTGCTTCAACTAATCTCGTGTAAATTGTATTAAAATTATAATTTTTCATAATAGTTTAAATTAAATTAGTTCTTATTGGTGTGTTATATTTTAAATTTAATATCCTAGCTTTTAAACTTTCGTTTTGTTTTTCTAGTCTTTGTACTCTTTCTAGTATTTCCTCTAGTTTTTCGATATCATCCCACAAAACTCTGTTTTCTTGGTGCTTTATGTTTCCTAGTGTTAGTTCTAGTCTTTCGCTGATTGTATAATTTTTCATAATAGTTTAAATTAAATTAATTATTTTATTTGATTATTGCGATAAATACAGGTAAAAACATAATAAAAAGGATAGAGTAAAAGAATAGCAATAAAATATTCTCCTGCCAATTTTTTCTTTTTGTTGGTCTGTCTATTGGATAAAATTTTCTGATTTTCATAATAGTGTTATATTCTAGGAGTTAAAAAATTTAAGATATTTTCTTTCGTCTTGTAGCAACTAACAACAAATTTAATTTGTTTTGCTGTTCCTCTTTGTCCGTTATATTGACAAACCAATAAGGCTAGTTCTTGAATGGTTAAACTTGATAAATTCATATTAGTATTAAATTAAATTAGTGTTTGATTGTTTTGTTTTACAAATATATAAAACTTTTTTAATACAAAACAAATAAATTTAATCTTTTTTAACTCCTTACATATTCTTTTTTAATATCCTAACAAAAAATGATTTTTTTTTTTAAAATTTAACTTTCTAATATATAGTACGCGAATACAAAAAATAATTGAATAAAACAAATAAGAAAGCAAATTTAGAATGGTTCTAAATAAGGAAAAAACTGACCTTAGAATGATTCTAAATAAGGGTTTTTTTTTTGCCCAAATTCCAAGTACCTAGAATCCTAGCAGTTACTTGGCAGATACTCGGCAGATACTACATAAAAAAAAGCCTACAAAATAAATTGCAAACTTTTTTTAAAACAAAACAAAACACAAAAATATTGTCTTGTGTTTTAGTTGTTAATGTTTATAGTTTATGTGAATATTTGTCAATAAATTCAATGTAATATTTTAATGATTCTTTGTCCATATCATTGTAACCAATTGTATCATTACCATTGTAAGATACAGAAAAATAATTTTTTGACTTAAATGGTTCTTCAGTAACTTCTATTATTCTACGATAAACGTTTATTTGTATGTCGTTACCTTTTGGTGTTTTAGCATTGATTGTTTTTGTGATTGTTTTTGTTGCTCCGTTGTTGTGTAATGATGTTGTCATTGTCTTGTGTTTTAGTTGTTATATTCTTTATAGTTTTAATCTACAACACCATTGCCATAGAACATATTAAACTTATTACTTTCGCTTAGTGATTTATACCAATTTATATAATCAGCATCCAAAGTTTCATCTTCAAATTTGTAATGACTTCCATTACAATATCTCAAACTATTATTTTGTTTATAAAATCTTTTAAATATTTTTTCTTTAGTTCCTTCCCAAGTTTCATTACCTGTAATAACAGATTTAGTATCTTCGTATCTAAAGCCTTTTTTAGTAACTACTAATACGTTTTTTGGATTCCAACATTCTATTCTTGCTTTCATTGTTTTGTGTTTTAGTTTTAAATTCATTGCAAACATAACACTATTTTTTTAATATCCTAATGTTTTTTTAAAATAATTGTAAAAAAGTTTGATACTTGTTTTGCTATATAAGTACACGCAAATAACAAAATAAATTTAATATCCTAATATTTTCTAATGTTTTTTTAAAAAAAATATCAACACAGAATATGGCTCATCAAGACACCCGTACCCCTAGCATCAGCAGTTACTTGGCAGTTACTTGGCAGTTACTTGGCAGATACTTAACAAAAAAAAAGAAGCCAAAATTAATTGAACTTCTTTTCACAAAACAAAACACAAAATTTTATTTTTTTTAATCACAAGAATCTGAGTAATGTTCTTTCATCTTTTCGTTGTACTCACACTCATCTATATCATCACACTCATCGTTACAAGAAGAACATATTTGTCCTATTTCTTCAGCGTGTTCTTTGCATTTAAAACAGATGTCTGTTTCTTCGTAGAAAGGTGCATCACAACAATTAGAGTTTGTATTGTCTTCTACTCCTGAGCCACAACAAGATGATACTAAATCGTTGTCGTAATGGTCAGGTGTTGCTAATTTGTAGTTATCGTAGTTCATAATAATTGGGGTTATTAGTTATTTATTAATGTATTGCTTGGCAAATATATAAAACTTTTAAATACAATCCTAATTTATTTTAACTATTAACCCATAAATTACTTAACTCCTTTAATGTATTGCATTTGTTTACCTTGTAATTCCACTTTTGATGTAGGTTTAATGGTTTTTTTATTGCCAATGCTTTCAGTTTTGATAGAGGATTGACGTACCCCCCTCCCCCGAACTCCATCCCTACCTTTGCTAGTTTTCCTGTTGTTGTCTTCATCTTAGTTGTTGTTGGTTTTTTTAAGGTAATTAATAAACTCTACGACTTCTTCAAATGCACCATCTATATCATTGTCTAGTACACAGAACTTTAGTTCGTCAACGCAATAGTTTACAAGATTTATGTTTACAATAGTAAGAACTTCTCTTACCACAGGCATAAGCCAATCCCAAGAGGAATGAAATTTTAACTCGTTAATAGGTGTTGGTGGGTGTAGATTTTCTGCATCATCATAATACATAGTTTTATCATCTCCCAATTCCATTCCCCAAAATTCTGCTATTAGTTTGTTTTCTTTCATAATAATTGGGGTATTAAAAGTATCTTTTGTTATCTTCTTCGTTTAACTCTACAAGAAAGTAGTGTCTAAGTCCTATTACCTGATGCTTTAAGTCTTCTTCATCCATAAGAGCTAAATCCCATAGGTCGTTCATCGTTTCATATTCTTCGCCACTATAATCTCTGATGATTGATACAAATTCTACTCTGTTAAACTCTTGCTCTAAGGCTTTAGTTATCCTGTTTATTGCTACTTCTTTATTCATAATAATTTGGGGTTAGTTGTTATTGTCTTGTGTTTTAGTTGTTATTAATTGTTTTGCTTTGACAAACATACAACTATATTTTAAATAAACAACAACTTTTTTAAAAAAGAATTAAAAAACTTTCAGTTACTAGGGAAAAAAATTATTAGATGCTAACATTTTGAAGTGTCGACAATTTGTCGTGTATAGTGCAATACCAATCGCGGTACGTTATTTATTATATGTCTTTCCTTTCAATAACATATTAATAATAGGTTGAGAAACCTCATATTTTCTAGCCAATTCGTTCTGACTTATGCCGCCCAACTTATACTCTTGTCGTATAGATTCCGCTTCTTCAAGTGTAAACTTACGCTTGGCATATCCACCTCCACGCATATCTTTTCTGTCGTATATATTAATGCTCATCTTTTTCTGTTTCTTTAGCAGTTACTTCCGCAGTTTCTATCTCTGTTGTTGGCTCTGCATCTTTAAATTTATCCATATACTTTACCATCATTTCTAATCTTGAAATTTCTTCTAGCAAAGTGTCTTTTGTTACAAAAGAGTAGTCCTCTTTCTCTTGCATTTCCTTGTACTGAACAATTAGCTGCTCTATAACCAATACTTTAATATCTTTATTTTCCATCTTTAAGTCTTTCTAGTTCAAATCTCAAATGGTTCATAGCCTTTTCTATGTCCTCAATGTGTTTATCTTTGTCAGTCATTCCTTGTTCTTTTTTCTTTCCACAACGTAAAAGATATGTTGTGGCAGTTCCTACATTGTAGGATAAATCAAATCCCGATATAACTTTCCTTGCTTCATAGCCATTGTTTCCTATGTAATAACTAGGAACAGAAATGTCTTCCTTTTGTTCTTCTATCTTTCTACATAGACAAGCACCACCGCAAGAGCAGTTTCTAGTGTAGTCGTAATAGTGTTTACTCTTATCCATCATAATTCGTTTTTAAAATATTTATCAATAATTTCTTTGCATTGCTCAAAACCTTTTGCCACAACACCATAGTACCCCCTATCCAAAGCCTTTGTAATAAACTCTTTCTGTTCTTTGGATGCGTAGCATTTCTTATCTTTTTTAAGCTCTATAAACAAGCCCTTGTGCTTTTCGTTTGGCTCAAAGATTAATAAGTCTGATACTCCTTTTAAATATCCTGTTCTCTTAGCCTTTAGCCTTTGAGAAAAATGTTTTTGAAACTGACCACCCATAGTGGCAGTAAACAGAGTATTAGGATATTGTAGCTTTATGTAGTTAACTATTGCTATTTGTACTCTTTCTTCTGTATTACCACTTTTCTCTGCCATCTTTTCTATTTTGAGCTAATATAAGGTATAAAATAGAGAAAACAAATGTTATAGCAACGATAATTATTTCTTGTTCAACCACTCTTTTTGCTTTTTGTATCTGACATCTTTTCTATGTTCGTGAAGAAGAAGAAAAAAAGTAATTGCTGCACCGATTATTGCAAGTGCTATGTAAATTTCAGTCATTTTTTTTTGTTTTATTGTTAAACTCTTTAATAATTCTTAGTATTTCATCTATATTTCCTTGATGAACAATAGGACTTCCAATGCTTATTAATATCTTTTTAGAATCTGTCATTTGTATATCCATGTTTACTTATTAATTCTATTGCTTTTATGTCTATGCTTATGTCTGTAACCTTTTTGCTGCACCTGTTCGCTAACTTAGAAAGAATATCTTTGTCTGCATTTAACTCAATAAGGTCTTGGGTTGTAACAAAAATCTCGTCAAGCCTTGACAACCATTTCTTATTAGTCGTCTTGTTGTTGGCTATCTTGTAATAAACTTTTGCTAGATGTATTGGTCTTTTAGCCATCTTACTAATAGTTTTGGTAATGGTCTGATACTTTTATGCTTTCTTCGTTCCTTATAGGTCTAACGCTAACAGGCTCTTTAGGTAGTAGCCTACCAAACATTAGCTGAAATCCTACGTCTGAGTTAATTATCTTTGGAACTACTACATAAGAGATTCCATCTTTATCGTCTTTACAAATATTCTGTATGTGTTTATAAATTCCCATTATTTTAATCTTTTTGCTTTATTAATTGTTTCCGTTATTAAATTCTGTTGTTGTTGACTTTTCTGAAAGTCAGTAACTAATCTTTGTTGTCTTTGCAGTTGAGCCTTTGCCTTGTATTCTTTAAGCCAAATATTCCAACTCCTTACGTTTACAAAGCCACCACTTTCAGAGTGTCTTATGCCTTGCTCAAATGCAAAAGCTACTTCTTCCATCTCCATAGAGCCGTAGAACCTTGTTAGGTCGTCTACTAGCATCTTACTCATCATAACTACTTGTTGAGCATCAGGTCTTTGTCCGAGCATAATATAACATTTGCTTAACAAATCAACACAATCGACATTTAGCTGCTCTAGGTCTTTGTTATACCTACTCCAAATTTGTTTGCTCTTATCCATTGTTTATCATTTGTCTAGCTTCTTGCCAAGTGTCTAGTGATTGCTGAACCTTTCCTTTCGATTGCTCTGACGTTGAGTTCTTCTCCCAAGTCCTTACAGATGCCTTCCAATCCTTCATTGGATTCTTTCCTACTTTCCAACCATTAGAAGAATAGTAATCAAAGAATTTTTCTGCATCAACAAAATTATTTCTTTCAATGCAGTATTCTTTTATGTCTTCAATAGTTGGCTTAGTAAACCTTTTAGCCTTAGCCTTATCTTTAACTATAACTATATCTGTATCTTTATCTTTAAGGGTACTTTCTACCCTTTGTGAACCCTTCAGATACCCTTCAAGATTATATTTGTTAAGTAGGTTTAAAACAGATTTATGTACGTTTGAATTTTGATTTAACTCTCCATACTGATACTCAATAAAGTCGGGTATAAACCATTTATCTCCATCGTCAAAAATTACTATTTTGTCTAGGAAAGATTGAGGTAACATATCGTAAATTAAATTTTCTCCAACTCTTATTGATGCTACTTCAATGTCTACTTCCCAAATTCCTGCGTGGTTGCAGTCGTCTAATATGTAGAACCATAGTAGCTTGTGTTGAGGGGTTAGTTCACGAACAAAGCGTTTCTTCCACTTGTCCGTATCTGTCATTCTTTTTGCCATTGTATTAATGTTTTGGGGTTAAATTCTATGCAAAGGTAAACTTATTTTTATTAATACCAAATTAATTTTAATTTATTTCTTTCAATATAAACTATCATCTCTTGGTCGTGAACAGAACCTTTGCGTGGTTTTCTTCCTCCCTTCTTAAAAGTTCCTGATAGATTATCTATTCTTTCATATAGTATGCCATCATCAAATGCCCAAGAAATAACAACAGGCTTTCCGTACTTAATTTGTTCTTCTTGACAATCAACAATCTTTTTCATAGAAACTATACAATAATCGTGGCTATCAATACTTTGATTCGGGCAGCCTTTTACCTCAAATCCACAGATTCTATCAAAGTTTTCATTTTTCATTTCATAGTCTACCGAACTAAAATCTCCTTGACTAGAATAACAATAAGCATATTCGTTGCAAAAAGTTTTGGCTGCTCTCTCTTGTCTAGCAAAATCTTTTGGGGTTTCAAACTTCATTTTCCTTTACCTTTTAGGTTAATCATTTTTCATTTTTTCAAATATTGATATATTCTTGTTTTACTTAAACCAAACATCTTTGCTATGTCTTTTACTTCCCATCCATACCAATACAATAGTTTTGCTAAATTTCTTTTTAATTTAGTTTTAAACTTTTTTAATTTTGTGTAGTCTTTAATTGTGCTATTATAATTCATTTAATGAGTTGTTTTATGGTTATCGTCTATGTTTATAATTTCGTATGTATAGATACATAAATCTTTAATTAGCCTTATATTGGCTCTTATCTGCTTTCTAACGGCTTCAATCTCGGTTTTAGTGCTATCCATTCCGAGTGAAGAATTGAGGGCAGCGTTCTTGTGTAACAAGCTATCCACCCTCTTTACGTTCTTCCTTTTAGTGTTCGACTTCACAATCAAATACTTTTATTAAGTTCCTTACCTTAAAAGGGTAAGTCGCTTTCAACTTCTTTTTTTTCTGATGCTTTTTCAGTATTTGTAGTAGCACCTACATTTACCGCCCAAGCCAATATATTATTATAGTAGTTTCCCTCGTACAAACGACCTCTAATGTCTATCTTGCACGTTACTTCTGTTCCTACTTCAATAGCATCTAACTTCTCAATATTGTCTTTTACGACTTCCATTTTAATAGCCTGTGGATATTCTCCACCTGTATTGATAACAAATTCTCTTTTTCTAAATCCACTTGAAAACTCTTTTGTTTCAAATTTTGCTTCTAACTTTCCGTTAATTTCCATAATTATAATTGTTTTTGTTGTTTAATAAATTAATTTCATTTTTAATCTCACTCATTCTATCTTCAATAAGTATTTTTTCTCTCCAAAGACAATCGTACTCGTCTTGTATGTCTATAAAAGAGTTTTCGTCAAATACCATATCTCTAACCGCAATGTAATTTTTCATCTCTTGTTTGTCAAAAGTAAGAAATCCCTCCATTTTTCTCTCGTGATGAATTACAGAAGCGTGATTCATACCGAACATATCGGCAATGTTTTGATAGGTTTTCTTAAAATGTTTCCTAGCAAAGAAAAATAACATTCTTTTTGCACTAACTATCTCTGACTTTCTTGAGCCGCTATGCAGTTGAGCAGCAGAAATGTTGTATTGATTGCATATTGTAGATTGTAATACTTGCATCCTATAAGTCATCTTTAGTAGAGTTTATAATGTTAAGCAGCTTTTCTTCTTCTATGTTCTGACTTTCTGCTATTAAAGACAAGTGCTTTAGTCTTAGCATAGTAGGGTTTTCTAAATACTTATCTATCGTTGTGCCACTAACTCCTGTTATTTGACCAAACTCTCTTTTTGTAACTCCTTGTGTTCTCATTAACACCTCAAATTCGTTTCTTGCTTTTTTCATTTTATCTATCTTTTACTATTACTAATTCTATTCCAAAGTTTTCTTTGTATATGTTTTGTATTTTTTCATCTTCGTATTCCATATAGAACTTAACAAAGTTTGCTTCTATTCCTTTTACGTTTTTGTTTTCTTCGATTTGTTTTATCTGATGCCTAGTAATAGTTACTATTGCACCTTCTTTAGTCATTGCGTGTTTTTTAATTGCCATATCTAAATATCTTTTTAAATTGTTCTCTTGGGTCTTTTGGTATGTGGTCTTCTTTTAGCCTGTAAATTAAATTACTTGCTTCTATGTAACTAAGATGTAGCATACCATTTTCTATATCTCTTAGTTCGTCAGGTTCGTAAGGAACACTTGTAAGTAAACCCTCAATAATTGCTATCTGTGAATTACTGATAGGCTCACTTTCAAGTATATCATCTATCCAATCAGACATTAACTTTTCTTAAAGTCTTCTGATTCGTCTTCTCCAAATATTCCTAATTCATAGAATCCTGCTAATTTTAGTACGGCTCTACTCATTGCTCTTTTTTCTGACATCTCCATTACATACCAAGTATTGCAATTACCATCTTTAAATCCTTGACCCTTTAGAGCCGAGCCAAATGTTTGTATGGTCTTCTTTCCATCGGTAGATGTTGCAGTAGCTTTTACTACACAAAAATTAGGACTACATTCTACTACATCATAATTAATGTTAATGCTTGAATTGGCTTGAATTTTGTCGATGCCTGCTCTTGTGATAATAGTATAGTGTTGATGCTTATAAACATCTTCTGCTACTAAATTGTTTGCAGTAAACAATCTTCTTAGTGTTTCTTTTCTAGTTTCTGACATAATAATTTTATTTGAGGTTAGTTAATGTATTTCTAAATTCTTTGATTTTTTCTAAAGCGTGATTACGAGCATAAACCTTTCCGTTGCAAAACTCTGCCATAACCTTGTTTACGCTATCGGCAGCAGTTCCATTGCAAAGACTTCTGTATTGTAATTCTGATTGCTCATCTTCTCTAAGTAGGTGTTCTATTATTTCAATCTTATTGTCTAATAAGAATAATACATCTCCTAGTTTTACTTTTTGTACTTCAACTTGTTCCATAATTGGGGTTTTAAATGTTAATAACTGCTGCAAATTTACAACAATTATTTAATAAACCTAATATAAATTAAGAAAAGATTAAAGAAAGTTTGGTTTACTAGGGTAAATTATTTTTTACCTAAGTCCATTGGATATGTGATTGGTAGAGTTCCGTTGTTTAAGACAACACCACAAGC